CCCCCGGATGCCATCGACAACGTCCTGAAAAATCTCTTGAGCCAAAGCAGAGCGACCAAAGCGGACATTCGCCCTAAGCACCCTATCAGCATCGAGACCAACAGATTCAATTACGCCAATCTGGCGCTCCATATCATGATCGAGTAGCAACGGCGCACGGCCAGATGACAAAAACGCCATATCAATGGCGTTCGACTCATGAACAAGGATTTCTTTTCCGAACGAGCGTTCGACGGGCAGTTCCGAAGACACAGCAATGGAAACGGTGCGCTTTTTCTCATCAACGCCACGAACGGCAATGTCAACGACGGCAGAACGGCGCTCAATATCAGCTTCGTTGCGCTCTTCCTCAACGGCCTCAGCAACTTCAATAGCCTCCACGGCCTCAACGACCTCTGCCTCTGGAACCTCTACTTCAGTGTTTTCTTCCACGACATTACCCCTTTCGGAAACAATAGCATCAAATCCTGTAACAATCAATCAACCTATTAATCCAAGGCAAAATCCAAAATAAACAGCATTTCCTCGTCACTTGGGTCGTTCCAACTCGACTGCGCATTAACACTGCGCATATAAGTTTCGATCTGCGTGAAGTCGATGCTGGCGCGTGAGTTGATTGGGTCAGGCGACCTTGCGACCACAGAGCCTACAGAGACAGTGGCCGATAGACCCGCCAAGATTGTCTTGGCGCTAACGTCAGGAAGCTGTTTTTCTTCCTCTGGCAAGTCAATGAGAATGGCCGGACGGAACTTACGCCGTGGCCTTACGACTGAGCCACCGCTGAGAATAGGCTGAACCGACCCATCCCCAATGCTTGCAGGGAAGAACGTGTTGGTGTTGTTGAACCGTGCGTTTTGCGTGAGCGTCTGAGCAGGACCAGCGCCCTGCGTCAAAGTGGCCGCAAAGAAGTCGTTTACCTCATCGAACCGAGCGTTCTGGACAAGGGTGAACGCGCCAACAGATATGGTGGCTGGGTAGAAGGTTGTTGTCGCATTAAAACGACTATTCTGCGTAAGGCTGCTCGCGCCAATAGAAATCGTCGCGGGATAAAAATCGTTTACTTCATTTAAACGCGCCGTTTGCGTAAGCGTAACCGGACCAGTTGTGACCGTAGCCGCGAAGAAGTCGTTTACTTCATTGAAACGAGCATTTTGAACGAGTCCAAAGGGGCCAGTTGTGATCGTAGCGGCAAAGAAGTCATTCGTCTCATTGAAACGAGCATTCTGGGTAAGGGTAGTGGCTCCGATGCTGATCGTCGCAGCGAAGAAATCGTTTACTTCATCGAACCGCGCTGTCTGCGTCAGGCTTACTAGGCCAGTAGTTACTGTGGCCGCAAAGAAGTCGTTAACTTCACTGAACCGAGCGTTCTGGGTAAGTGTTACCGGACCAGTTGTGACTGTCGCAGCGAAGAAGTCGTTTACTTCGTCAAACCGCGCTGTCTGCGTAAGGCTCTGACTTGGGATCGTCTGAGTAAGCGTTGCGGCAAAGAAATCGTTTACTTCACTGAACCGTGCTGTCTGGGTAAGCGTAACAGGTCCGGTGGCGACTGTTGCAACGAAGAAGTCGTTAAGTTCGCTGAAACGTGTATTCTGGGTAAGGCTGACCGGACCAGTGGTAATGGTAGCAGCAAAGAAGTCATTTATTTCGCTGAACCGAGCGTTTTGGGTTAGTGACTGACCCGCACCACCCTGAGTGACCGTAGCCGCAAAGAAGTCGTTAACTTCATTGAAAAGGGTCGCTTGAGTTATGGTCTGTGGGCTTCCACCACCAGCTACTTCGCGGATACGCGCCAAAACTATAGGGCCGCGAACGTTGGTTACTGTGCCTGTCGCCGTTACGGTTACACTTGGCGCATCCGTGCTAGAGCCTGCTGTTGCTAAAGCATAAGCACTGTAACCCCCGATGTCGTTACCTACACTGCTGTCTGGTTCGTTAAGTTCAACGGCTGTGGCAAATGTCGTGCCTGTTGCCGTAACGCTTTGCGCTGTAAACTGAGCGGGTGTTGTTACGTCGGTTGGGATACACATTGCCCAAAGAGCAAGGTCGCCACTTTGGAAGTTCGTCGCAGTCGCGCCGTTGGTCAATGCCACTGCAAAAGGTGTGTTGGCTGTTGGGGCTGTAGCCCTTTCACCGTCAGCAGAACCAACTTCAACAGTGGCCCCAGCGGCATACGAAACGAGGACCATGAAGCCCCACGTAATGCCGTTGTCCGCAAGGGTAACTGCTTGGGTTCCAGTTTCTGTTCCGGTGACTGTGGTCTTGCGGAATAGATATAAGCTGGTGTTACCCGTATCAGCGCCAAGGGTGGTCCCATAGCCGCCGACACGATCTATGTTGTCTACAAGGGTCCAACCAGCGGGTGTGTTTACGGTGTTGCGGTCAGTTCTGCTTGGCTTCTGACCGACAAACATGAAAATTTGAGTGGTCGCCGTTAATCCAGTAGGATACGGAACTGCTACGTTTGCACCCCCCGACGCCGAGAATGCTGTCGCGCCTACTACTGGGGTTCCTAGAGCCATTAGTTAGACCCTCCTACGGTTAGAGCGGAACCCCAAATATGCTGACTTGGTAAAATAAGTCCACGGTTGTTTTAAGCCTAGATGGCGAAGATACCTAATGCGTTCCAAGTGATCGTGATGTTACCACCATTGGGCAAAACAGGAAGACCAGTGATACCAGTGTCGATAAAGGCGACCAAGCGCCAAGTGGTGTTGGCCCCAGCGTTTCGGCGGTACAGAATAATCGCTTCAGCATTAGCACCCGTAACGGAGTTAAAGGTGATGTCAGAACCATCCAAAACACCGTTGGTTACGGTTGGACCGCCTATGCGCTGTTCAGCGATAATAGCACCAGCAAAGGCACTTACCTGTGAATAGAACTGGTGAGCAGCCGAAAAAGTATAACTCCCAGTGTCAATCAAAAGCGCATAGACACCGTCGTTTACTGTATCGTTGTCCAAATCCACGTTTGTGTCACCCGCCAGAAGCGACTGCTTATAAGCGTTGTAAATTGTGTTAGGCATAACTTACCTCATTTTAAGCGGACTATTCCGCGTGGGGACTCTACCTCAATCTTGCCGTTTCGTGCGGTGAGCGTTTCACCAAAGTTGAAAACAGCGACTGACCGATTTTCTTTGGATGCGTTATATATCAAACAACCATCCACTGCAACTGTCAACCGAGCGTACACCACTGGGTCGAAGTCAATGTAGTACTCAGGGCCATTGCTTTCGACCCGCATATTAGGGATCGGGATGCCGCCAGCCTCATAACCTTCTCCTACAGCCTCGTTGCTGTCGCTGTATGCAGTAGTGGCGGCGGACAGCCTCGCACCGTCAACATACAGCGCCATGCGGTAGTCGTCAGTGATCGCGTGAAGGCCCATGAGCAGTTCACGTTTGTATGACTCGCAAAGGGCTGTGATTATGGTCATTATTCTTCGTTCGCCTCGACGCCTACAACAACACCCTTGTCGTCACGCACCAGCTTGACTGAGCGTTTCTTCTGGGGCTGCTCTTGCTTGATATTGACGACAACCTCTTGGCGGCGAGGTGCAGGCTCGTCCTCGTCGTCCGCATCGTTATCGTCAGAAACCTCCATGCCCTTACTTGCCTCATTCCCGCCGAACGGGAAGAAAGCCAAATCAAGGCCGAAGGTATCAGCCATCTCTTTGTCACGCTGCCACTGGCTGAACGTCTCTTCGACATCGCGGCCATACTGACCAGCGACATCCTGCATGGACATAACGCCATTGTGCATCGCGGTGACGGCTGCGTTGATTTCCTTCTGTGGATCGACCCACTGCCATCCGCGAGGACGGAAGCTGGCCGCAGAGGAGAACTTGTTGAAGCGCGAGGCAGGGAGCGGAATCAATCCGAACTCCATAACGTGCATCAACCATGTGTTGAACGCTGGGATGACAAAGTGATCCATCAGGAACTGCTGCATCATCTTGTAGGAGTCGCGCTCCTCCAATGCACCCTGACGAATTGAACTGTACGAAGTGCCTTCAAGGTCATTCGACAGCGCCGCATAGGAAACACCAAGGCCGGATGCTATCCCGCGAATGATGCCCTTCTGGAAGTCGCTGAACGCAGTCGCTGGATGCGAAGGATCGAATGGCTTGAAGTCAACGCCGTTAGGCAACTGGTGGAATGTGCCGGGTTCCGCATCGATGATAGGGACGCTGTTGTCATAGTCATCCGCTGGCATGTCTTCGCCGTTGTCAGACGTAAAGAAGCCCATTTTGGACGCAGCCATACGCGATGCAACCAACTCAGCCTCACGGTGAGCGTTCAGCATCTTCAATTGGCTAATCGCCGGAGCCATCCAAGGCTCACCGCGTGTCTGACCCGCACGAATGGGGTCGTACACATGGATCATGTTCTTGGCGTCAATCCGATTCGACGAATTAATGGAGACCGAAGAAAACTCAGAATCGCCGGGGTGGCGCTTCTTTACCCAGTAAGCCACCGGACGCTGGAACTCATCGACCTCAATGCCCATACGGACTTCACGGCCATTGCGCAGTTTTTCGTTCTTTTGCTCGTCAATTTGGTCAGGTTCGACTGGATGAAACGCGATACCGTGAATGAATGCGCGATTGCGAACAATTTGCAAGAACGCCTCACCATCGCGGGCGGTTGCTTCGATCACATACTTCTGGATGTCAACCCAACTTAGGCGACCATCCGCCGTACAGTTGCCCTTGAGGCTGAACTGGTAGAAGGCTTCTTCAATAATCTGGTTACCAATGGAATCCAGCGACCCATTAATGTTCCGCGCCTTGACCTGTAGGGTCATTCCCTTGTCGCCAACCACGTTGGTCTTGAGCAAGCTGAGGAAACGCTTAACGTAAACGTCATTCCGCGCCAATTCACGCGAACGATTACGCATCAAGACAAGGTCAGGACGCAATTCGCTGTCAGGACTACGGCTCGACGCCATAAAGTCGGCAAAAAGCCGACCCGTATTGGCAGCGTGATAGTTGCGCTTGGCCACCTTCATCTTTTTCTGGGGCAGGCCCAATGCTTCACGCCACAAACTCATAGGAACCGTACCTTTACTGTGGTCTTAGTTGGCCGACCCAAGGCAATCGCATTTTCGCGTTTTTCTTTAGTGACCTCTTTGCGGTAGTAGTCGCGCCATTGCAGCAAATCGGAGATGGTCAACTTTGAGATCGAACGGCCTTGGATAGAGTAGGACGAAACATCCTTATCGGCGCGGCCAATCAGCAGACCTTCGATCTTGTCGAGCATAATCTCAGCGTGTGTGCGTGGGTCAGCGCCGTTATTGTCCAGATCGGCAATGGCATCGAACTCGCCTGTCGCTATGACAATGCGGTTTCCGCTAGATGTCTGAGTAATTTCAAGCTGCCAGTGGTAAGAACCGACAGTAAATCCTGCTGTAGTTGCGC